GACTGAACACTACAATAGTGATGGGAACGGTACAGAAGTTATAGTTAATGATAAAGCAGGTATTGTTAAAGCATACGAAGCTGTTACTAGATTTTGTGGATTCGACTCGATAGAAGCGGGTAAAACCATGGGACTATTCCCCTACGGTGAGCCAAACAAAGCTCCAAAGATTTATGAAAATTTTGGAGCAAATAAAAATTTAATTGTTCCGACCTATCCTAACGGCGCACTAGTCAATGAAGAAGCCTATGACGAGCTAGATGACAGAGTATACGATCCAAAAATTATTCATAGATCAGTAACTGACCCCAACGATCAAAGACAAATACAGCGTTACGAGCAACAAATGCTTGAAGCCAATGCAGAAGATGTAACGCAATTGGCTTCTAGAAGAAATATGGCCTACAATGTCCAAACTGAATCGCAGCAACTAGTACTTGACTTGATTCTAAAATCAATTAAACGCACCGGTAATAAAAATATTGTTATCAGCGGCGGGTACGGATTGAATTGTGTTGCCAACTATTTCTATCTACAGCACCTGCCGGAAGGTGTAAAGATATATGTTGAGCCAGTATCAAACGACGCCGGTACTGCAATGGGTGCTGCACTTTATCATTACTATAAAATCACACAAGATCAAGAAGTTAGGGCCAAAGACGAAGGATTATATCTTGGACCCGTACAACACATCACTGAAGACGCAGTCATCGAAACTGCGGCCAAATACGGCGGCAGCGTAACAATAAATGTTGATTACAAAGATGTTATTAAAACTATTAGGTCTAAAAACATTGTAGCATTATTCCAAGAACGATGCGAAAACGGTCCTAGAGCACTAGGCAACAGATCACTGATGTTTGATCCAACATTTGCCGACGGTAAAGATTTTGTTAATCTAATTAAAAAACGAGAATATTTTAGACCATTTGCTGCATCGGTATTACAAGATGATGTACACGATTGGTTTGATCTGCGTGGCATGGAAGATTCCCCTTCTATGATGTATGCTGTAAATTGTCAGCCAGGTGTGAAAGAAAAGATTCCAGCAGTTATACACGTTGATGGTACGTGTAGAATTCAAACAGTAACCGAAGAACAAAACTTTCATTGGTACAATCTAATTAAAGAATTTAAAAATCAAACAGGAATCCCTGCATTGTTTAATACCAGCTTTAACCTAGGCGGCGAGCCGTTGGTCGAAACCATCGACGATGCAATGCGTACTCTTTACAACTCGGGAATTAATTACATTTATTTTCCAGCTGTTAAAATGATGGTAGAGATCGAACATAATAACAGAGCATGATTAAAAAAATAAATGAACAAGATATATTCGTAGTTAATCCTAATTTTAAAGTACATGTACATCAGTTAGGTGATATCAAATGTGTTATTGTTGATAATTTTTATATTAACCCTGAAAAAGTTAGAGATTTGGCCCTTTCTATTCCTGCATCAAAGAGTATGATTAGAAATACATACCCCGGCCTGTCAATTAGTCTTGGTATCAATCTAACAAGTTTAGCCGATACTTTTGTTAAACTAATCAGTGAAAATTTTAATGACGGTCCTCGCAAGACTGATAAAGATATACGCGAGTCATTTAAGTTAATGACATTCTTAGTAAATGTAATGCAAGGACAAGATCAGCCAACTCCTCATAGAGATAGTTCAGACCCTGGTAGATTTGCAGCATCGATATATTTAAATCACAATGGCGAATCTCACGGCGGTACGGCTTTTTATTCTGAAACCGGGCAAGAACTAGGATATGCAGAAATGGCTTTTAATAGATTGGTATTATACAGGCAAACTGATATTCATACAGCAGTAATGCAACCTGATTGGTTTCTTGGAGATGCTTACCGAATTAATCAAATGATGTTTATTTAAAAATGGAGGAAAATATGAACAATCAAACCGAAGGCCGAATCTACTCATTGTTTCCTACGCCCTTATACACATATAAAACAGAAAGTAAAGAGTATGCTGAAATACAAAACGAATTACAACCAATAGTTGATAAACTTTATCTAACAAATCGTTGGGGGCAAAATCCACTGTGGAATTCTCACACTAATTACCTATCTAATCAAGGTGATTTTAGAGAGAATATTCTGAGAGACGAAGAAATGCGGGCGATCACCTCGTGTATTATGCATCATTGTCTCAATTATATGAGAATGATGAATGTTAAACCTCATTATAAACCAGCAATAGAAACTTCATGGCTAACACTAACCAAGCCTGGTCAGTATGCTCATGTTCACGATCACGGTACTAGCCATGTTAGCGGAGTATATTGGTTTAAAACCAACGGACAAGACGGTGATATAGTTTTTAGAAATGCTCTTAAAGCATTAAAATGCAATCCGATTGGTAGTTCGTATGCTCATGAAAACGCATTCGCTCCGGATCAAGGAAGAATAAGTATGTGGCCTGGGTATTTAGATCACAGTGTTAATGAAAATACAACCAATGAAGATCGTATTAGTTTGTCTTTTAATATTTTATTAGAAACTGGAGCAACTAATTAATGTTATATATTTTCGGCGATAGTTTTAGTTTACCTGATGACGCCAAACATGATGTTATCGGGCCCGGCATGCGAGTGGTAAATTTCTTACCTTTAGAAACGTCTTGGACCACTATTGTTTTTAAAAGTATTACTAGTGATACTAGTTATATAAATGACTCTGTGCTTGGCTGTTCCAATGAGTATATTTTGCATACTCTAAGAAATCGCGAATCGTCATTTAAAGATGGTGACTGTGTTATAATACAACTTACTTCTTATTACAGAGAATGGTTATTTGAAGATAAACCACATATGGGAAACTTCCTAAATGCACAATTTGTGCCAGGGGTTCATGTTACAAAAGAACAAGCCAAGGCATTAAAAATGTATCAACAGTATTTGTATTCCGACCACCGTCTTTTAATACACTATGATGCGATTCTTGATGCGATAACTTTTAGGACTAGACTATATGCAACACAAGGTATTAAATGTTTGATTCTGCCAGGGTTTCACAATGTTATGGGAGTAGAAGGAACTTTGTTTAAAACCTCAAACGCAGAGTATGACAGTGATGAAACAGCTGCAACAATTCGTAGGACAACTGGCGATTTGCGTTTTAATCACTTTTCAGAAGTTAATCATAAAATTTTAGCAGATAAAGTAATTCAATTTTTTAACACTGGTAAAACTGTGGATCTCACAAGTGATTTCAAAACTAACCTATATACCAAAGATAGTATTAAATGAAAATACAACTTGAAGGATACCCAGTAAGCATTTCTCGATTAGTCAATGATGATTTAAAAATGCTACAGGATCATTATCTCCCATTAATATTAAATGGCGAAGAAGATGAATACAAAGGCGAAGAAAGTAGGATTTCTAAGAATGCATCCCAACGCTGGAGCAGTACTGACTTTTTTAAAAAATGGAATGACACATTACTGCCCGCACCCTACATCCAGTCTTATATAGATTCTTTTATGTTTCAATTTCCTTATAAAGTTGAAATAGATACCTGGTATAATGTTCATAATCAATATGATCATCAACAGTTACATAATCATATAACAACAAATGTACCGGCATTTTCATGTGTGGTTATATTAAAACAACCTAATGAAAATTCAGGTCAGCTGGTTTTTAGGGCCCCTAATTTATCAAATCATTTAAAGTATCTAGAATTAGATCCGTTAAATCAATACCCAAACATATACAAACCACCAATGGAAGAAGGGATATTGATAATATTCCCATCTTGCCTTGAACATTATGTATATTACAATCAGACAAATGAATCAAGAGTTGTGTTTGCATCAAATATAGTAATAAAGAGAGAAGGTAGTTTGTACTGATGTTACCTACTGTTATATCGTTTCCTATAAGTATTAAACCATTTAAGGAACATATTCAACTAAAACAACAAGTAATAGATGCTATATCAAGACAAGATCGCGTAGAACACATGTTGGCATTTAATAGTGATATCATTAGATGTGATTGGAATACATCTCGATATGATGGCGATAGAGAGTGGCTTAAAATTATAAATTATTCTCTTGCTGTTCATCTCAACGAATGGTGTAATGCCATGGGATATCAAACATTTGGTATCACTGAAATTTGGTTCCAACAATATGCCACTGGAGGCAAGCATGCCTGGCATACTCATAGCAATAACTTTACCAACGTATATTACGTGCATTTGCCCGAGGGCAGCGCACAAACAGAATGGATAGATCCTATAACAAAAGAGGTACACACGTTTGATGTACATGAAGGTGATATCATTACTTTTCCTAGCTGGGTAATTCATAGGGCACCGATCAATAATTCAGAAGAAACTAAAACAATCATTTCGTGGAATATGGACGTGTCGATAAAAGATCATGATGCAGCAGGCATCTACGGCTAATGCAGGAGAATTTTTATTGTGACTAAAAAATCAGAGTACGAAATAATAGATAATTTTTTAGATAAAGAATATTTTGATACAATAAAAAATACACTAACATCATTCGATATGAATTGGTTTTATAGAGACAATATGACATCAGACGATGAGCATGGTATGTGTTATTTTACACATAATTTTTTCTCAAAAAATACCATTGGTAGTCCTTTTTTTAATTTACTAGAACCATTATTATATAAATTAAAAATCTCTTTATTACTACAAGTTAGAGCAAATATGACTATAAGTAAAAAAGATTCGTACGAATCTTCTTGGCATGTTGATTACCCTGATGGGGATTCTAAAACAGCCATATTATATCTAACAACATGTAATGCTAAAACGATGATAGATGTTGAAAAAGAAATAATTGAGATTGATTCTGTTGAAAACAGGATATTAATTTTTGATACTAATATTTCTCATAAAATGATAAGTGCAACAGATGCAAAAAGAAGAATTATTATTAATTTAAATTATTTTCAAAGTAATTAAACTAGTTTAGGCTTTTTAATTTGCTGTCTAGCTTTTTTCTAAGAGACAGGATGTCGTGCCTCATATCCGAACCCATTGACGGCATCTGTTTGGTATAGATCATTTCCATGTGCATGCTGTCTAATTTTTTTATTTCCGCAATCAGTTTATTCAACAGTTGTTGTGACTCTTGTTTGGCCGGACCATCAGGCATTGTATCAATGACTGTGCGATATTTCGCACAGTCTTCTTGAAATCTAGTAGATTTAATCAGTGATGACATTTTCTAACTCCAATATGGTTTCTATTTTGGTTCTAATCACAGCATTATTTAATGTGGTCTTAAGCCCCATGTGCAACTGTTTGGGAAGATAATCCAAATCACTCCAACATATAGTCTTCGATGACATAGTCAGAAACTCTTGATGTACCACGCAGACATATGTGCCGTATTCAAATCCACGATCTTCTGACAGATACAGTTCTATAGGCACTATTCGTCCCGGCGCATATTGATTTAATAGAGTGTGCGCATCATCTAAAAGACTGGATTTACGAGCAAAGGTAGGCACAGTCCACTTCTCGGCATCTAAGATTAATAGTATTCGTCCTGTGGTTTTAGCTAAAAATAATAATCCGGCACGCTGTTGCATGTGCTTACTTATCCGCCTGCCAGCTTGAAGTTCCATTCTCCTGGCAAGTACTCGCCTTCAAATGCCTTGATCCATTGTGCGCCATCCCATTTATATTTGATACCTGTGCGAATGTTTTGAATATAGGTAGGAACAAAATCTTCACCTACTAAATCGGCTGCTTCCGGGGTGTTATCATTAGGATTCCAAATTGTGGCCCATGTTTGTCCAGCCCATTCAACTATAGAGTTAGCCACGATCACTGGATCTGTACCGTCCTGATTTTCCCATGAGCTATCATTGTTGCTGGGCTCTCTCCAAGCCTGCGGGCCACGATACGGAATGTTAGTGCTATCAGCTGGATTGGAGGGCAATTGAATATACCCGCCACGATTTTCACTGTTATTAACATCATCTAACATCAAGAATCTCAACCCTAGTGGTATCTGTGCATGCGACCCGTATACTTCGAGAGGATTGTATTTGTAGGGATCAATAATAGCATCTATAGTTCCACTGGCAGTTGCTCCGGGCACAGTGCTGGCTATATCATCATTGCCCGGATATGTGTCTGTGTCCAGGGACACTATTAATATGCTAGGATCCATTGGGTTAATTACAAATGTTCCTACTATTTCTAATCCGCTGGCTTTCTTAAAATACACTTCACTGCCCGGAACATATCCACCTTGTGTATTCAATATTATATTCCAATCAATCTCTTCACCGTTTTTTATTTCCTTTTCGCTGAGTCCTAGTGCTATCACTGCCTCCGACGGACTCACCAAAGTGAGATCATATTGATTATCGCTGGGGTCACCGGTGTTTGATTTAAACAATAGAACTCCGTATCTACCGTAAGGTTGACTAGTTATAGAAGTATTAGAAGCACTCTTATTATAAATTAAATCTTCAAGATTTAGTACATCTCCTTGTTCGGTAAACACATTAGCCACAATACTCTGCACTATACCTAACTTTTTAACTTTAGCCGGCGGTGATATAAACACAGGCATTTCAAAGTCTAGACTGCAGATATCTATGTCCGATTCTGCACCTTGCGGTATAGTCCTGCTAGAAAAATTGGTGCTTGTGAGATACATGGCACTGAGACTGGTCCAGTCAATGTAGTTGTCAGTGGTCTGAAGTTCCAGACTGGGATTAAACAACACCAGTATCTGTTCGAGTAACTGTAGTTTTTGATCTGTGTTAGAAGTCCACAGATCTGCCTTCATGGTTAATTTAAACGGTGTGGGCATTAACCGTTCTACTGTATAGTTGCCGCCTTGTGCGCCAGTGTATTCTCTTGTACCACTGGCATCTGTGAATCTACGTTCTCGGATATGTATCTTTGAAATAAATGTAGGGTCACTGAGTCTTGAAGTATCCATTTCAAGACCTGTGATATAACAGGCTATTCTAGGCACCGTGGGCATTTTATTTTCTGAGTTATCTTTGATAATGCTGGCCACCTGCCTAGTTAGGTCACCGTACATCACGGGAATCTGTCGTTGTTCGCCGTCGCCCGCTTGATACTTGAATCCAATAAACACACGCATGAACTGTGTGACATAGCGTCTTAACTGGCCGTCGTAGTGAAAATCCATTATTCGTCTGCCTCGGGTCTAAGAGCCTTGCTGAGACTCTGTTTTTGTTTGACTGTG